TTCCAATGGATAATCTTTTAAATAAATAAACCCTCGCTGACCTAAGACATCAAGTAAAGGTTTATATCTTCCGAAAGTTCTCTGTAAATATCTGATGCCGTTGGAGAATGGACAACAAATACTTAAAATCCTACATGCATTTAATTCCTTCGATATATCTATAGGAATCTCATGCTTTCTGTACCACTTCGTTCTGAAACAAATGTGAGCCGTGAGGTACTCATCGCTTTGAAATGGCTCGTTAAATCTATTCCAATATCGTCCCAGAAAGAAAATTGGTTCATCAAATTTGGTACACTTACTTTTAACATCAACCTTCATTCCAAAGTATCGACACAATGACTGAAGGATTCTGATCTCCTGTTCATCAGTATATATTATGACGTCATCTCCAGTAACACAAGTATCCTTTCTCTTTCGTAATAAGGGCGGGACATCGTGTAATGAGCCTTTTTCAACCTGGTCCAGTTCAATGCCACTTTCTTTAATCATAAGTGCCATGTACTGAAGTACTAAATTAACAAAAGAATCAAAATGATTAGTAAGTAATGAACCTGAACTCATACCTTTTCTCTTGAAATATAATCTTCCCTCATGTATTATTGGTCCGTATTTAGTATAATATCTTAGTAAATCATAAATACTAGATTCTACTGGATTAAGGATAAGGAACTGTTTCATACATTCAAAATACAAATCAACAAAGACGTCAGGTATAGATGCGTCATAGCTTTCATAATCTAAGGACCATACAATCTTACCGTTCTCAGAGCCTAGTAGGTTTCTTAGCTTAGAAACTAAATAATCACTTATCTCTGCGTTTCTAAGACCACTAGATGACGAAACATCAATGCCAGATTTATTATATTCAATACTACACTCTAGAATATTTCTAAAGAAGTAGTTTTCAAGAAGAATAATTCTGAAGGGTTCACACCAAACCTGCCTAACTTTAGTATTAACTACACCATCCTTCAATTTTGGTTGGAACCGATGAAATAAGATCTTGGGATTCTTAATCAATAGGTTATTAAAGAAGCCATAAAGTGTTGGTTTTGATAATAGTCTAGTTAGCCAAGTCTTCGCATCATTGATTGCGCGCTTATTATTCTTCTTGGTAAAAGTAGGATAACCAGCGTTAGCATCATTGATTGAATATTCTAAACATGATTCAATACTTATAGGCGAGAATTTCTTAGATGTTC